GTAATCGGCATCAATTGTCTTAGTTCCTGCCTTATAACCTCTGCCTTCAGTAAAAAGAAAATTCTCAATACTCATTATGTTCCCTTTCGTTATTTGTTACGTTAATTCTGTACTGTAAACGGTTAATGTAGCACGATTACTTCGTACCGCTTGTTCTGCATTTTTATTATTATAGAGGTTTCCAATCAACATATTGTCAGCGTCTTTTTTGGAGTCAATGATAATCAAATCCTGTGTAAGTTTTCCTGCCAATTGCGTATGAATACCCAACACCTCATCCTCTTGCGATTCGGCGACAGCAAAACAATTCTCAAGTATAGCCTCAGTTGATTTCACCCCACCTGGCAGAAACTCATCGGCGTCTGTCGCCTTAGTCGGGTCTGATTTGTAATAAAACTTTATTTGGTATGTACTATCGGGTTTGGGATAAAACCATATCTCATCAAACTCACCAATCTCAGGGTCGTATGTTGATGTCACTATACTGTAATAATAAGGAGCGTAATCAACAGCACCTGCGGCCATTAGATTCATTATGTTATCAGGTGTAGTTTTGGCTATTTGTTTGAATCCATCGTTTTCTGAATACGTTGGGTCTGTGATTATGGAGGAGAAATCCTCTGATAATTGATAACGCCATTTACCATCGAGGAGATTCATGGTATGGAGAGGACGAAGAAAACTCCACTCCCAGTAGTCACCTGTACGAGCGTCAATTGGGTACAAGAACTGTCTCAGACCACGCTGACAAATATCCTGGCAAGTTGTCAAATCAGTGCCGGTAGGAGCGGTTCCGGTTGCGGTCAGACCAAGAAAGTTGGATATACGTGTGTAGATGTCACTATATGTTAATCTTAGATTTGCCATTATGCTTCACCAATTACAAGATATTCAAATTTGGGTGTCTGGTCTGTTTCACCTTGGACGTAAACTGTCCCAGCCGGATAGGTGATTACAACTGGAATACCAGCGGCTTTGGCTGTCAAATCGGCATCAAAGGCGGTATCCCAATCACAGTCGATGTCAACGTCATAGTCAACGGCATATAGAACAATCGCCGTGACAGTAGAGACATCACCTAAATCAAGTGCCTCCGCAGTATTGGCTGCGGCTATTGTTCTATACATATAACTACCGGCAGTAGGAGTTGTTTCATCCACACCTGATTTTATGAAATTGATTGGCTCACCTAAACCTGATAATTGTGCCATCATGTTTATCTTAAACTCAGCGGCCATGTTACACCTTTCAAAAATAGTAACAAGGGGCGATACTTTGCCCCCTGTTACATTAAGGAGACAAGAAGCTTCTTGTCCCGTCCCTTATACTTTCAACAGTTCAAAAATCTGCCCGACAATGATTGGTGCAAAAGCCACACCGACTCGTTCCTTGATAAGTTTAATCTCATCCTCGTTCAAATCCACTTCATCGGAAGCATAAATCTTTTTGGCCAATTCATACTTCTTAACCTTATCAACACCTAATTCCTTTTCCACTGGACTAAGAACTGCATTTACTATGGCCATTTTAACTGTAGCATCTACAGCATTTCCGTCTACATTATCTTTCATTGTCTGGCCATCAATCGTTTTTAGCGTTTGATTTACATTTACTAACATTTCTTGTTCTCCTTTTAATAACAAAAATAAGTAGGGGCCACGATGACCCCTACCTATAAAAACATCTTACGTTGTTGCGTCTGCCATCGGAATGTAATAAGTAGTTCCACCCATAAGAACCTTCAACGCATAATCATTGGCGTCATAGGTATGGTCACCAGTCAGTTTGACAATGGAGTTATGCCCACCAGTCGGGATACTCTCTATATTGAAGAAATAATCACAACTACCAGGATACCAACTAACTAAGGAATCCATTGCCGCAGTACCATTATTACTTACTCTCATGGCACAATAATTACCTGCCGTTGGAGCAGTACCAAGGCCGGCGTCAACCCAGCAAGCAGTAACTATGTTACAAGCTGAAAAGGCTGTAGGTGTGCCACCAACCTGAAGACAAGCACCGGCAATAATCAAACCAGCACCATTAATGTCGGTATTGCCATCAAGATGAACCATACTACAATTAGCTCTTATGTACGTAGCTCCAGCAGCAGTAGCCGAACCTGTATAATGCAGATAATTGTTGATGACCGTAAGTTGGCCAGCAGTCAATGTAGCATCACTAAGTAGTCTGTTATCCTGCACAAAACCAACAGTAGGAGCGGCCGAAGTAAACTCTACATACTGATAGTTTACCGGATATGTACCAGGAGTGACAGCATAAGCTGAATCAGACGTACCATAGTTAAAACTAAACAAAGATGGGTCTAACTTTGCCAGCGTAATACCAGCAGCATCATCAAGAGCATCCTCATCTTCCATAGCAATAGCAATAGCTCTGGAATCAGCAGCCAAGAAACCAAGCTCTTCCTCACCAGAAGTCATAGCAAGAATGGTTACACCCGATGTAGTATCAACATCACATCTAACGGGAACAATCGCACCATTAGGAATGTAAATATCAATCGCTCTCGGCCCAGTCTCGCCAGTATGGTCAGCACCGGCTACCACGCCAGCAAAGGCATGAAGATTACTGGCAGACGGAAGCTCTACTCTAATAAATTTACCTTCGTTCTGAGCACCTTCGGCAGTAGTTCCGCTTTCACTAATTGAACTTGCCGTAGATGTAAAGTCAATACTTGCGACACCAAGCCAATTATCTGTGGTGTCATAATCATAACAAACCGGCATACCTTCGTATATGGTGGTTTCACCCGTAAAGTACACCGAAATACGCCTCGCTTTTGGGTCTAATCCCCACGTAGGAGTACTCATTTTTCTATCCTTTCAAATTAAAGTTACACTGAATTTTTATTACGCTGCCGGGCAATCTGAAATCAAAAATCCGGCCTTACTCGGAACATCGCACCACACCTGGCCACCGAAGTCGATAAACTTCTGTCCGACCAAGTGACGGCCGGAATTATCATTATCAGTCAGTGTCATGTTCCAGCCCTTTAGATATGTCGGGTACAGCGTATTCAGGTTAACACCGAAGATAGGATCAGTACCGTAAATAGCGTCTCTCCGTGTATCGAGAATATCAACCCATACTAAGCGAATAGCACCAGGAAGCGGAATCATACTCAGTGGATAGTACCCATTGGCAAACATGTTCGGGCCTACGTTACTGTTCAACTTCTGATACAAGGCGTTCAAAGTCAGCATGACATTCTTGGAAGTAAAGCAAGCATATTTGTTTACCCTTGACAACACCGGATCGGGTACTTCTCTCGGCGGTTTGAAATTCAGCCTCATCATAGCTTCGTTACACAGCCGCATCAAACTTTCATCAATATTCCCCTGGTGGTCGGCATAATAGCTGGCCATTTCAGGATTAAGAGCGGCGGTACTATTCAAACCACCCTTTGAAAAAGCAGTTCCTGCTGTATCACCATCAACAGCTTGGTCATTATACCTGGCCTTATAGCCTGTATAGCCACCAGTAGAGCCTACCGTACCTAACGGCAGCCAATTGGGAATAGAATACATAGCATCTACATCTGCCGCACTTGTCGGGCCTGTCCAATAGGAAAGCCGCAAAGAATCAATCAACTCAGCTTTGGCCTTACGATACTGTAACTTAACAACATCGAAAATCTTTTCCGGCCCACTATTGGCCGACACTTCCATTTTGTTAAACGCCATTGCTCCCTGATAATGCTTAAACGGAGTAATGCCGTATTCTTTGGTAATGTTTTTGACAATAATAGAATCTTCTGCCCAGGGATTCTTGGCTCCGGCATTACCAACCGTGCCTGTGGTTATGAATCCCTTTAGTTCGTCGCCTGTCACCTGCATAATCTGAGGGTGCATCCAAATGTTCAAATCCTCATACGTCTCATACGCATAAGTAAGAGGCGGTTCTTTAATCATAAAACGCTCAAGCGTCGCGTGAAGGATGTCGAGGTTTTGTTCAAAAGCCGGTTCACCTGCCATCGTAAATCCTTTCTATATAAGGCTTTATGCCTTTACCTGTCATTGGTCACAAACAATCCATTACATTCAGACTCAATCAATACCAGCGTCTCTCTGCATTTTTCTAATATCATCAATGATTTCACTACGGGAGTCAGCGTATTTCTTTTTTGTTTCCTTTCCTGTACGCGCCCCTGAGAGATTTATTTCGTGGTTCTTTAAGTCCCGAATCGCTTTCCTTTGCGATTCTTTTTCGAGGTGCAAACCTTTATAAGTGGCAAGGGCATTAGCCATAGCGTCATCTATGTTTGCCCCTTTACTCATAAAAGCATCTGCATACCCTAAAACTTCCAATCTTGCCTTCATAGCAGGGCTCGTTGGTATCAACTGTCCTGCCAAACGACCAGAAGGAAAGCGAGGAAGCTCGTCTGTTTTCCCAAAAATCGGGAACTCTTTAGAAGCCGCATCAAGTAATTTAGAAGCTTGATTAGCCATTTGTTGTGCTAACTGCTCCTCTTGATGGGCTTTGAATTTATCAATTTCCTTTAATGTTGTTCCGAATTTTTCCTCAAGTTGCTTCGATATTTTTTCGGATATACTTTCTAATAGTTCGGGGTCGATGTCTTTGTTACCATCGTCCTTGTCTGTTTTGTCATCTTGTTTGGTAGCTTTGTTATCATTTTGTTTGTCATCACCATTGCCATCTGATTCTTTCAAGGCCGCTTCCAATGTTGGAATCATTTCTATTAGCTGTTCGTCAGTATGTTTGTCGGCAAAAGCAACAATATCAGATGGAGACATTCCGGCAGCTTCGGCAGCATCGGAGAAAGCATCTGGGATGTCATGACCGGCTAATTCGGCTATAACAGCACTATCTTGTGTGTCGTTGTTATCATCGGTACTGACATCGGAATCATCATCATCAAGAATAATCTTTTGGGTATCTTTAATTTGGTCGATAGTATCGGCCATAAAATCGCCATCAGACTGTTTGGTTATATCAACCTTGTCATCTGTGGTTTGGTCGCCATCAACCTGGATGTCATCAGTCTGGGTTGTATCGGTTTGTATATTGTCATCTGCCATTACTTGTCTCCCTTATTATCATCTTTCTTGTCTTTTTTAGCGGCACGAGCGTTAGCCATTCTGTCAGCCTTTTGTTCTGCCTTAAATGCGTTTAACTCTTCCTTTACAATCTGTCTTACTTTTTCGGCATCCAATCTTTCGCCTAAATGAATCTCAGGCCTGTTAAGTGCCATTGCTTCTTTCTTACTTTTAACAGTTGGATACTCGACACGGCAAATAGGGCATTTACCGTTTTCATCTAAAGCCCCTGGTCTGAAGTCGGCTTCGCAAACGCAGCATTTGTGAATTATATCAATACTCATTTTTTGTGTCTCCTATTAAAATTCTATATTAATGATTTCAAAATTGTAGTTCAAATCATCCCTATTTTCAGAAGTATTTTGGTCTAAACCAACAAGTTTTATTTTGG